ATTCTCTGCTCATCGCGCATAATACTATGCTCTACAATTCCACTTGTTGCGCTAACATTTCCGTTATTATCAATAGTGCCGCCTACGACTGCTAATACTACATGCCAGCCAGCCGCCATTTCAGCATTGAGCGCATAATTTGTTAATACCCCATTTTTTGGCAGCGGATCGCCTGTTGAACCGGGTATCAAAAATTGTGATACTTTTATTTTATTGTCCGCTTGCCGTGATTTTTGCAACACCTCGAACAATTGCGATTTTTTACTAGTATCTGCAAAATCTCCATAGCTTATATTGCATTTATCCATCATCGCATCAAAAAATGCCAACTGTTGATTAAATAATTTTTGCTCGAGCGGTGTACCATCATAAACCCCTGGGGCTGTTGAGTTTTTAAATTTACCGTCCAAAAAATCTGGATCGGCTATGGTTTCACCTGGGTATAACTGTGCCGCTGAATGTGCCATTTTTTAACCTCTTAATTTATTTGCTTTTAATCTCTCGCTTTTGACCTTAATCTTTCAATCTTTCGCTTTTGACTTTAATCATTTAATCTTTTGACCTTAATCTTTCAATCTTTCGCTTTTGACTTTAATCATTTAATCTTTTGACCTTAATCTTTCAATCTTTCAATCTTTCAATCTTTTGATTTTGATTTTCTCGGTGTTCTCGGTGTTCTCGGTGGTAAAAAATTCTTGTGTCTTGTCTCTTGTGTCTTGTGTCTTGTATCTTTTTTTTAAACATAATTAACACGCATTCCAACCCACTTGGCCGCTGGAAATATTGACAAAATAAGCTCTTCGAGTTCATTTTTGCGATCAAGTTTAACAACGCCGGGCGTTTCGATTTTGCTACCAGCTATATAAATAAAATGCCTCCAATATTTTGAATCATCGGGTATTGCATAAGGCACAGGGTGATTAGTTAATACTAACGATCCCATGCTTGCGCGTGCTTCTCCCATTTCAAGATCGGCGCTCATTGTTATATGTTTATACACTTTTTCAGTGATTTTATTAACCAGCGGATAAAATGGCGGCTGTAAAATAGCACGCGGATCGATAACCCGTGGATAAATCCCAAATTGCGATCCCATTTTTGCACGCTCACCGTCCATTGCCGCGAATGCCCCGGCCATCGTTAATTTTTCAACTATTGCAGACTCTAACCACCAATCATAAACAAATAAATTAAAGCCATTTTGTTGTAATATGCTTTGTAAATAATATGGACTTTGACCGCCATTTAATCGCCAAGCGCTAGCCAACCTGTCGCGCCTTTGCTGATCAGTTAACCCAGTTTTTAATAATAAAAATTGCTCTTCCCATTTTTTAAGATTTTGAGTTTTTTGCGGATCTAAATTCAAAAAATTTAAATCTGATTGCGCTCGAAAGTCATCATTAAATGATAAGCCTTTAAAAAATCGCCTTAGTGTTTTATTAATGCGAATATTAAAAGCCCGGGATTTTGGCAATACTACTTGCCATAATTTAATACTCATAAAGTAAACTCATCATGTAAATATAATCTCCGATAGCTTGGATTTTTCGCCCTCGCCCAGTTGATATACATTAACCGGCATATTTTTTGCATAAGTAAAAGTAAGCACTTCTGCAAAATATCCATTGCTAGCCCGGACTACATCAACAATCACCGAACTTACTCGCGCATTTGAAATGACATCGAGCCTGGGCGCTATGCTTAAACCCTTAATAAATGGCTCACTTTGTAAGAAAAAATCAGTAACCGCTTTTTTTATTGAAGCCTCAACCGCAACTTTGTCAACTACCTGTAGCCCTATTACTTGAACTTTAAAACCAGTGCGAAAAATTGGCAGCGAGTTTATAAAAGTATCAGCAGGTCTTCGCGATGCTTTGCCGTTTATATCTAATTCAATATGATTTTTAACATCTACCAATTGCGTGGACGTTGGTATGCCGTCAGCATTTCCGCTACTTGCTACCGTTGCCTCGCTGTAAATATTCATTTCACCAGGGGGGCCGGTATATGGGTAAACTTTAACGATCCCGGGCGTTTCTTCGCCCCATAATTTGTAATCTATATACGCGCCGCCCTGTTTTCGTCTTTTAAAAGCTGCAATTATTCGCGATCTATAAAGCGCTGGATCTTCTGCATCTGCACCATTTTTTATAATGGCCGTGATCGCTGCTTCTTTGCTTATAATAGTTGGAGCGTTAACAAATGTTAAAATGTCGCCTATTTGCAAATTTCCAGCCGCACCGATACCGTTATTTTGCGCCTCATCATTTGCCGCGATTAAATCTATTGCAAAATCCGTGCCAGTTATTGCGTATGCTTGCGATGTTATATACACAAAGCCATTTTGTGCGCTGATAAGCTGCGTCCCTGCATCAAGCGTGCTTGCAATTGCCGTGCCAGTTGTTACAACTTTTGCGCTAAGCTCGCAACGCGTCCCCATTTTTCGACCATCAATACCAACTAGGCCACCCCAAAAATCAAGGGGATTTATTGTATAGCCAAAAATTTCTATATCTTCACTAGCGCAAGTACTGACAAATTGTTGCGCTTCAATATAATTTGCATAGTGAGTCTGCATTATATAAGTTGATGCTATAGATCGCGCCAGCGTTCTAGTAAAAGATTTTGGATGACTTGGGAATTTAGTATTAAGCGATTGCTCAAGCTTTGAGATTATTGAATCGCTTATACTTTTTATTGTTGATGTATTAATTGACATAATTAAGCCACTCTTCGTTAAAATTTAAATCCACATCATTGACATTAATTTTAATATTTATTTTGTTGATAGCTTTTGATGTAATATCAATTATCACACTTGCCGCGATTTTATTATCAATCAACCATTGCAGATCGTTTTTTATTGCTTGCTCCAATAGCTCATAATTTGCAGATATATTTGCATGAGTAGCTAAAAATTGCTCGGTTTGTGATATGAGCTTATCTTCATCAATATCAACCAGATCATTTAAAAACCAATCAACTGGGGCAAATAGTGAAAAATAAATACTTGTTTCCAAGTTTTTTGTCATATCAACAAAGCCATCTGTTAAGCTCATATTGCCCCCATCTACTGTTTGAAATATAAGCACATCGCCTTGTTGAGTCATAAGATCCGGCGTTATCGATTTAAATTCAAGCATTAATTATTTTCTCCTGAATTGCCACTCAATGATCGCCCTTCTGCATCTAAATATAAACCCGGTTTATGAGTATGATCTTTAAGCTCTTTACCATCGACCAAAATACTAGGAGCCTTTATAGATTTTGGGGAACTTGCCGATCCGTCTTTTTTTATAATAAATCCGTTAATTTCTACATCGCCACTATTATGCATAATAATTGATCCGTTGCTGTTATTTTGCGCTATGCTGCCATCCGCTTTAATAATATAACTAGCTTTGGCATTTTTAATTAAGATCTGGCCTGTATTTTGCAAGTAAATCTCACAAACCACATCATTTTTTTCATTGCGTGCATAAATGCGCTTTTCGCCATCTTTTGCTATTTTGTTATTATCATCATAAAAAGCAAATACACTATGATCGCCATTATCGCCCGTTTCTGTAGTTAATCCAAAATCGCCCGGCAGCGGCGCGGCATCACTTCCTAGTGGCTGCACATTTTGGCACTCATTGTTAAAATTAGCGCCTAAATTCATATTTAAACGATTATTAATTTTTTCAATATGTTTTGCGATTTTTGCCACGGCAGATCCTCCAGTTTTTGATTATTATATGACTCTGGTAATACTAAATTTAATACGCATGATCGAGCGTTCGCTGTTAGCGTATAAACCACTGATTTTATCAATAATTTAGTTTTTTTGTTTATCATAACCGATGGCGCAAATAGCGTGATATAATCACCAGCTTTATACAAGCTGTTTTTGTCGTTGTATATAGTTGATAACCCTACTGTAAAAGAAATAGAATTAGCAAGGCCACGCGCCCGGCGGCTTTTTGCAATTGTCATTTCCTCGCCATTTTTCGCATCATTAGCTGGAAAATTATTAACTCTCAAGCAATTAGTAAGCAAGCTATTTTTTGCTGTAAAATAAGCCGGCTTAACTTTACTTGTCGGATCGATTGGTAAAATAGCAGTGTAATCACTATAAAAATTTTGCTGATTATGCGCTGCACTAATTGAAATAAGCGGCGCTAAATCATCAAATAAATTTGCAATGGCCGGGGCATCATTTGCTCTTGTTATTAGTAGATCGCCATTTTTTGTATTGCTTAAAATTAAATCACGTTGCCGCGCAAGCCCAATTAAAAAACTAAAAATTTTATCAGTTGGCTTTATAGATGCAGATTCAAATACATTACCTACATCAACATTTTTTTCTATCGAAAAGGGGAATGCTTGGATCACGTTCTGCGCGATAGCGTCAAATTTTAAGCCGCGTAGTTCAAGAGGAAAAGCACTAATTGGCACGCAAGAATCATTTAAAACCGCGCATCTTGTATAAGCTTCTAAAACAACCGTTTTTTGATCGCCATCTATACTAGGATTTACTCCCATTTGCACGCCTGAAAATACCAGATCATCATTGATATAAATATCAACATTAGCAAACGAAAAAGGCACAAAAGCCTCTATAAAATCGCTATTTTTATGATCAAATGGCGCTGTTATTGAGCATGTGTCGAATGAGTCAAAAGTAAAATTTAAATTTATATCACTAAAATTTTCAAAGCGTTTATTATTTATAAGTAGGGTTATTGTTTGCCCTTGTTTTTTTGCATAAAAGCGCGGCAATGGATTTTGCATAATTGGCACGAAAATTGCAGATCCAGCGATCAATGGTTCGCTGATACTCGGATTTGCTTTTTTTATGCTACTTGCTTTGCTTGCTGTACCAAAAAATTGCCGCGATATTTTCTCAAAAGTATCACCAAGTTTGCTTATATATGCTGACATCAAGCCACCTCATAATATTTCATGATTTTATGTTTTGGTAGTGTCCAGATCTCGCTATTGTTAAGCCCATTTAAATTAATTAGATCGCTTATATATTGGTTATCTATTGTTTTTAAATATGTATAACAAAAATCAATTAAAAACATATCTTTGTCAATAGTAACTGTTTTCTGTGCATCTAATGATAACGATAGATCAATTAAAAAAGCGCCAGATAATGCAATTTGCTTTTCTAAATATTGATAACCATCTCCCACGTCTTCAATAGCTAAAGTGATCGATCTTTTCTCATGCCAATATGTATAATTATAAAATTGCGTAGTTACAAGTTGCGCGGCATTGATCGCATCTTCCCTATTTTTAAATTTAGTACTGTATACACTATCGCACATTGCCGACACCGTAGCACGGGCGTATAAATTATCATTCGCAAATTTATTTTTTGAGGTGTGATTATATGAAGGGGCGGCGCTGGTGTCTTGATTTACAATATCAGCAAGTAAGTTATTATAACTACCTAATCGATCAACAATTGATAAGCTAGAA